TTTGTTGATGCAATTCAAAATACAGCTACTCAAATTGCACGAATGATGAACGTTCCTGCGTATTACATTAGCGCAGATATGAACAACAGCATGACGTATGCAAATGTTCAAGATGAACGCAAACAATTCGTAGCGCTATCACTCGCACCGTACATCAACGCAATTCAGGATCGTTTGTCCATGGATGATATAACGGCGCGAGGCAACATTGTTAAGTTTGACGTTGATTCTGCTTTCCTTCGGGTAGATCCGATGGAGCGTTTGAACGTCATTGAAAAAATGCTATCTCTCGGCTTGATTACAGTTGAGCAAGCCATGGAAATGGAAGATCTCACACCTAATGGAAACCAAGATGTTACTTCAGTTCAGTAGCGACATTACTTGCAACACAGAGGAACGCACCATTACCGGCAAGATTGTGCCGTTCGGTGATTCCGAAGTTGGATATACAAATGTTGGAAAAGTTGTGTTTGAAGCTGGCTCAATTGAAATTCCTACAAGCCCTAAGCCAAAACTTTTGCTTGAGCATGATCCTAAAAAGCCAATTGGACGTTTGGTTTCATTCACAGAGGATGAGTCAGGCATTTATGCAACATTCAAAGTTGCTAACACCCAACGCGGAACAGATAGTTTGATTGAGGCAAGCGAACAATTACGTTCAGGCTTGTCAGTTGGCGTTGAAGTCATTGCTGGAAAGCAAGAAAAAGATCGTTACAAAGTTAAATCAAGTTTGCTCAAAGAAGTATCACTCGTACAGGCAGCCGCCTTCAAGAGTGCTGAAGTTTTGAGCGTAGCGGCTTCTCAAGAAGAAGTCGTTGAACAACCAACCCAAAACGAAAGCGAGGCAGTCGTGGAGAACACTCCAGACACCGCAACCGTTGCGCCTGTGGTAGAAACCCCTGCGGTGGAAGCTGCGCGCCCAACAGTTGTTGCACCAATTTATGCGAAGCCACGTATTAACGTAACTCCGCTAACAATGCTAGAAAACACAATCAAGGCATCCGTATTTGGCGATGAAGATGCACGTCAATGGATTGCAGCAGCATCCGATACTGACACAACAACTGACGTTCCCGGACTTGTTCCAACTCGTCAATTGACTGAAGTTATCAACCCTAAAACAACAGGCGTACGCCCAACAATCGATGCAATTTCATCTGGAACCCTTCCAGATGCAGGCATGAAATTCCAGATCCCACGCGTTAAGACTGCTCCAACCGTAGGCACAGTAGCCGAAGGCGGAGCGTTTGATGATACTCAGACTGAAATTGAGTACATCGATGTTGATGTCAAGAAAGCAGCCGGGATGCAATTATTTTCGGTTGAGGTTCTCGACCGCACAAGTCCGGCGTTCCTTTCCGAGCTTCTCGCACTCATGGGCGATGCTTATGCCAAGGAAACCAACTATCGTGCAGGTGTAGCACTTGCAACAAACGGCACACTTGATTCAACCACTGTAACCCTTCCATGGGACGGCGAAGAATTCGCTGCGTTCATCGCACGTGCAGGTGAGTCCATTTACACAAACACCTTTAAGTTTGCTACCGGTGTTATCGTTTCACCTAAGCAATGGTCAAACATTGTGGGTCTTGTTGATGGTAACAAGCGCCCACTATTCAACGCAGCGGCGCCACAAAATGCAGCCGGATCACTTGCAGTTGATTCAATCCGTGGAACAGTTCTAGGACTTCCACTTTACGTTGATTACACAATGTCAGGCGAAGCTGACAATTCAATCATCGTTGTAAACCGCGATTCCTACACATGGTACGAGTCACCACGCCTACAACTCCGCGCTGAAAAGGTCGGAACCGGCAAGGTTGAAATTGGAATGTACGGTTACTACGCAATTGCTACCAAGGTCGGAGCAGGCGCGTTCAAGTTCAACAAGGCGTAATAGCCTAGAAGTAGAGTTACCCCGGCGCACAGCCCTTGCGCCGGGGCTAACATAAGAAAGGATAAAGATGGCAGCCACATTCGTAACTGAAGCCGAATTGCGTTCAGCGCTAGGCATTGGCAATCTTTATTCATCGGCAGTCGTTGAAGAATGTTGCCAAGCGGCTGAAAATATTGTTAAAGCAAAACTTTGGTATAACGAGTTTCCTGTTGTTGCTCATGAAAGCACAACAAGCGTTGCGACTATTTATTTTGAAGTGCCACATTCATTTATTGTTGGCGATACCATTACCGTT